AAGCGGGCTCGGAAGAATTCTGATGTTGTGCAGTTGCGGGTGTTGAATGCTACTGCTGCACCGCAACCGGTGTTGCCTGCCCGGCTTCGTCGTCATCAGGAGGATGACGGGATGGAGTGGTCGGAGGATATTGGCTGGCCAGCGGCGACTGTTGATTGGTGGGCGTTGTGGGGTCGGGCTCCGTTGGCTCCGTCGTTCACTGAGACGGATTGGTCGGAGTTGATGATTGCCGCGTTTCTTCATGCGGAGTTCATGGAGGGCAATTACAAGCTTGCTGGTGAGTTGCGGTTGCGGACTGCGAAGTTTGGTGCGACTCCGGATGACCGGTTGAGGTTGCGGGTGTCTTTGGCGTTTGCTGAGAACACTGAGGTTGATACGATGCGGAAGGTTAGTCGGCGGTCTGAGTATCGCGGGTTGATGGCNTCGGATGCCTTGGAAGCCTGAGTTCCCTGGTGAGTTCCCGACGTTGGGTTGGATTGTCCTCGATTGGTACGGGGAGTTTTTGGCTGCTCCTGACCGGTCGTCGTATGAGCCTTTGGTGTTGACTTCGGAGCAGGCGCAGTTTGTTCTGGCGTATTACCGTTTGGACCCTGTGACAAATAAGCGCGTTTACCGGCGTGCACGGTGGTCTAGGGCTAAGGGGCATGGGAAGTCTCCGTTGATGTCGGCGGTGGGGATTGGTGAGGCGCTCGCGCCGGTGGTCCCTGCCGGGTGGGATGCTGATGGTCGTCCTGTTGGGATGCCGTGGTCGGAGATCCGGACGCCGTGGGTGCAGTTCGCTGCGGTGTCTGAGGATCAGACGCGGAACGCGTGGGCACCGTTGCTGGAGATGTTGCGTGATGGTCCGGTGCTGGACGAGTACGACATTGAGCCGCTTGACACGTTCGTGAATCTTCCCCGGGGCCGAATTGAACCGGTTACTGCTTCGGCTACGTCGAGGGAGGGTAACCGGCCGGTGTGGGTCGGGATGGACCAGACGGAGGAGTGGCGTCCGTCGAATGGTGGTGTGAGGTTGGCGGCGACGTTGCGCCGCAACCTCGGCAAGACCGGTGGCAGTTCCATTGAATCGCCCAACGCTTATGTCCCCGGTGAGGATTCCGTCGCCGAGAAAACCGCTGAGTATGCGGCGGCGATCAGGGATGGCCGGTTAAAGGATGCCGGGTTGTTGGATGACCACCGGGAGGCACCACCGGAGACGGATATGGCCGACCGGGAGTCGCTGCTCGCCGGGTTGGCTGTCGCGTATGGTGATTCCGCTGCTGATGCTGGTGGTTGGGTTGATCTTGACCGGATCGTCGCCGAGGTGTGGGACCCGGCAACTGACCCGCAGGATGCGCGCCGTTACTATTTGAATCAGATCACGTTCGCTGCTGATGCGTGGTTGTCCCAACCGGAGTTGGCGGCTATTGCACGGCCGGCGGTTGTGGTCGGGAAGTCGGAGCCGATCACGTTGGGGTTTGATGGTTCTCGTGGTCGGGCGAAGTCGAAACCGGATGCTACCGCGTTGGTTGGTTGCCGGGTTTCCGATGGGCACCTGTTCAAACTTGGTGTGTGGGAGGCACCGGAGGGTCCGGGTGCTAAGGACTGGCGGGTTCCCGAGCTCGAAGTCGAGGCCGCTGTTCGGTCGGCGTTCGAGCAGTTCAACGTGGTCGGGTTTTACGCTGACCCGGCGATGTGGGATGGGCATGTGGCACAGTGGGAGGCCACGTATGCGCGGAAGTTGAAGGTGGCGTTCACCCGCGATAAACCGGTTTCGTTCAATACTCGTGCGATTTCCAAAGTCGTTGCCGGGTTCGAGTCGTTGCATGCGGCGATCCTGAATGGTGAGATCACCTACGACGGTTCGTATGATCTGACGAGACATTTCTTGAACGCTCGACGGCAGAAGGTCCGTTCCGGGATTGTGTTGCGGAAACCGAATGACAACTATTTGGCGAAAATTGATGCTTGCTACGCGGGCATGTTGGCGTTCACGGCTCGGCTTGATGCTGTGGGCAAGGGAATCGGTACTGCCCGTTCGGGGGTACCAAGGCGCATCTACTAGGAGGTTCATGTGGCTACGCCCGTAACCCCGGATGAGTGGTTGCCGATTTTGACGAAGCGACTCGATGCGGGCCGCCCCCGGATTGATCTGCTGCGGTCTTACACGAACGGGAATGCGCCGCTGCCGGAGGGCGGGAAGAGTCTTCGTGCCGCATGGTCGGCGTTCCAGAAGAAGGCTCGCACCAATCTTGGTGAGCTCATCATCGAGGCGGTCGCTGAGCGCATCATCTGCAATGCTTTGATGGTCGCCGGATCATCCCAGGATGATGATGAGGCGCGGCGGATCTGGGTTGAGAACCGGATGCCGACGGCGCTCGGTGACACTGTGCGGGACATGTTGACCACTGGTGTGGGGTACATGGTCGTTGGTCGGTCACCGGAGGGTCGCCCCGTCGTGACTTCGGAGAAGCCGGAGTTCATGTACGCGGCCACGGACCCTTTGAGGCCGCATGTTTCCCGGGCGGCTGTGAAGGTGTGGCGTGACGTTGACGCGGGTATGGATTATGCGTTCGTGTGGGTGCCCGGTTCGAGGCAAATGTATGAGCGGCCGATGCGCAACCGGCGGAAGCAGATACTGACCCAAACTGAGGGTTCGTGGGTGAAGGTCGGTGAGCCGGAACTGTTCACCGGTGCACCCCCGGTTGTGGTGTTCCAGAACCATTCCGATACGGGCGAGTTCGAGTCCCATGTGGACATCATCGACCGGATCAACAAGGACACGTTGGATCGGCTTGTGACTGTTGCGATGCAAGCGTTCCGGCAACGGTACCTTGAAGGCGGGTTGCCCAAGACGGATGTTGACGGTAACCCAATTGATTATGCGGCGATTTTCACCCCGGCACCTGGTGCGTTGTGGGATCTGCCGGACGGTATCACGTTGAAGGAGACGCAGGAGTCGGCGCAGTCGATCATGGCGATGCTGTCCGCTGAGAAAGACGATTTCCGGAACCTCGCCGCTGTGACGCGCACACCGTTGGNNATGTTGGTCCCGGAGGGGCAGAACCAGTCCGCTGCGGGTTCCGAGTTCGCTAAAGAGGGTTTGATTACGAAGTCGAAGGACCGTATCGAACGGATCAAACCTGCCGGTTCCGAGGTCATCACGAGGGCTATGCGCATTGTCCGTGAGGATTTCGACCAGACGGTGGAGCTGGGTTTCGCTGACCCGACGTTCGTCACGTATTCGGAGAAGCATGATGCGAACGTGAAAGCGAAGTCCGGGGATGTGCCGTGGCGTACTCGCATGATCGACATTCTCGGGTATTCGGCGGACAGGGTTGATGCGATGCAGACGGAACTTGAGGAGGAGCGTCTGGCTGCGGCGGCGTTCATCCCGGTGCCGCCCGAGGTGCCGACGAATGTTGNTTGACGCATATCAGNNNCGNGTNGCTCAGATTCGTGATTACACGACTTCGACGCTCGGTGCGGTGTGGTCGGGGTTGGGGTCATGGCGTGATGCGGATGCGGCCCGGTTCGCGCGTGTCGCAGTCCCGAAGGTGCGGGCGGCGCAGATCGCCACGGCTCGCGTCACCGCACAGTATCTCGGGGGTACTGTCGCCCGCGATGAAGTGCTGGGCGCTCGCAGAGTTGACCGGGTGGTGGAGTTCATGCGCCCTGCTGACGTGGTGTGGTCGTCGCTGGCTGGTGGATTGTCCATACAGGACGCTGTGAAAGCTGGTGGTGTCCGGCTTTCCGCACTGGTCGAAGCGGATGTGCAATTGGCTAAGACTGTGCAGTCGAGATCGTCACTGGTGCAGGGCGGTCACCGCAAATACAGGCGGGTACTGTCGGGTTCGGAGAATTGCGCTATTTGCCTCATCGCGTCGTCTAACGTGTATTCGACTCGTGATCTGATGCCGATTCACGACCATTGCGATTGTTCCGTTGAACCTGCTGACCGTGTTGAGCCGGTTTCGTTCGACCCGTCGATGCTCGCCGGTAGGACTACTGTCGTCGAGTCGCTCGGCGATGTGGCTACGGATTACATGGATTTGATCGCTGTTCGTGAGCATTCCGAGTTGGGTCCGCAACTTGTGTGGGCTGGCCAACATTTCGAGGAAGCCGCCTAAATACTTCCCGCTTGAATGCGGGTTGAGCTCTACCGAAACGGTGGGGCTTTTTCTATACCCGGAATGGGAGATCCAATGTCTGACCCCGCTGTAACCCCGGAAGTGACCGCAACAGTTACTACCGAACCGGCCGACCCCGAAAAGGAGACGGACTGGAAGGCAGAAGCCGAGAAGTGGAAGAACCTCTCGCGCAAAAACGAGGACACCGCGAAAGCGAACTCTGCTGCCGCCAAGAAGTTGGCTGAAATCGAGGAAGCCAACAAAACTGAGATCGAGAAGGCTCAGGCTCGCGCCGAAGCCGCTGAGAAGGAACTGGTCAAGTCCCAGACTGAAGCGCTCCGTGCACAGGTCGCCTTGGATATGAAGTTGACGCCATCACAGGCGAAACGTCTTGTCGGTGCGACCCGTGAGGAGNTGGAGGCGGACGCCGCCGAGTTGCTCGCTGATCTCAAATCAAATGCGCCATCTGCAACCCCGTCCTCAAATGGGCAGGGTAAGCAGAGGGTAAGCAGGGCGAACCGGTGGGCCAGACGAAGCAGATACACATACCCGTGACGAGCTCAAATCNNTGTCCCCTGCCGAGATTGTCGCNNCCCGCAANGAAGGGACGTCTCGACGGNCTCATGGGGATCACGAAAACATAACNAANGGGGTAGCTGATCATGGCTATCGACAATTTCATTCCCGACATTTGGCGCGCCGAGATGGAAGTGGCTTACCTTGCCAATCAGGTGGTCATCCCGACCATCGAGGGCAACGGCCAGATCCTTGAGCAGGACATCCGTGTGGGTAACACGGTGAAGATCACTGGTGCTGTGACGCCCACGATTGTGGACTACGCGGCCGCGTCGCGTTCGATNACCGCTGAGGCGCTCGCCGATGATGGTATCGACGTGAACATCGACCAGGAGAAGGCTTTCAGCTTCATCGTTGATGATGTTGATCGTCGTCAGGCNGCTGGTTCGATGGAGGCGTACACTACGTCCGCTGGTCGTGCTCTCGCTGAGGACGCGGAGGATTACGTTCTGGGGAAGTTCCTCACCGAGTCGTGGTCTTTGAACGTCACCGGTGCTTCTCCGACCACTGTCACTACCTTCGCCACGGCGAAGGCGGCGGTGTTGAAGATCCGCACGTTCCTGAACAACAAGAAGATCCCGACGGGTGACCGGTTCCTGGTCGTCAACCCGGCGTTCTCGGAGTTCCTCGTTGACGGGTTGTCGGATGCTGCGCTCGCTGGTGGGGATGGTGAGCTCCGGAACGGGCAGATTGCCCGCATCTGGGGGTTCACTGTTCTGGAGTCGCCGCTGCTGGGGTCTGAGGGGACTCCGACTGCGGTCGGTTACCATCAGTCGTCTGCGGCGTTCGCTTCACAGATCGCGGAAACTGAGGCGCTGCGTCACCAGACGAAGTTCGCGGATATCGTGCGCGGTCTGAACGTGTACGGTGCGAAGGTGGTTCGGCAGCGGGCCATTGGTTCGCATGTGTCCGGTGGCACCACGCAGAACGCCTTCAGTTCGTTCCTCTCCTAGGGTTGGTGATCTGGTGCGGGTGGTCGCGTCTCTCTTGTCGTACCCACCCCACCGGTTCATCGGTTCGGAGTTGATGACGCATAGTCTGCTGAAACGGCTCGCCGCGCGCGGCCATGAGGTGACTGTTGTCGTCAGGGAGGGTGACGCCCCTTGGTCGTGGGAGGGGATCACTGTTACTGGTGGTCCTCTCCCACCGGGGGGGTGGCATGAATTGCCTGATGCGGATGTGCTGATCTATCATGCCGAGTTCTATGAGGGGTCTGTGGAAGCGTGGCGTGGTGTGAAGGTGGCTGTGTGCCACAATGCGCGGGTCGGTGTGCAGGTCGGGTTGTACAACATGCGACCTGATCTTGTCGTATCCAATTCGGAGACGATGCGGAAGGAACTCCGAAGGGGCGGTGTTGTCGTCCACCCTCCAGTGTCATTGCCTGATGTGCCACGGCACGGGTCGCGGGTGACCGTGATCAACATGGAGGAAACGTCGAAGATCGGCCCGTTCTGGGATCTCGTGAAACTGATGCCCGATGTCAAGTTCCTCGGTGTGAAGGGCGGGTACGGGAAGCAGTCTCGTCCTCGTGGTCGGTTGCCGGGGAATGTGCGGGTGATCGGACAGGTGCGTCCTGATGAGATGGCGGAGCAGGTTTGGGCTGATACTGCGGTGCTGATGGTTCCGTCCGCTACGGAGTCGTGGTCTATGGTCGCGTCGGAGGCGATGGCTCACGGGATACCGGTCATCGCCCAACCGNTGCCCGGGTTGATCGAGAACTTGCAAGGTGTCGGGATGTGGGCGTTGCGGGATCACCCGCAAACGTGGGTGGATGGCATTCGCACCATCCTCGGTGCGTGGGATGAGTTCTCAGATGTCGCGTCGGGGAGAGCCCGATTGCAAGCGGAGAGACATGAAGCCGAGGCTGAGGCCTGGTGTGACGTTGTGGAGGAATTATGCCGTCGTTAGCTAATTTGGCAGATCAGACAGCGGCGACCGCGTATGGGTATGGGACGATAGCGTCCGGGTTTTTCGCCCGTGCGTCGGCGCGGGTTCGCGGGTACACCCGGCAGAACATTTCATCCGCAACGTCAACAGTGACTGCACGGGGACCAATCGTGGTGTTGCCGCAACTTCCCGTTACGTCGGTCACTTCGGTGAAGGACGCATCCGACCCGGGGAATCTTGTCGCACTGTCGGCGGATGAGTACCAGTTGCGTGCTGGCGGCACTCTGGAGGTTCCCGGGTACGGGGGGAATCTACAGGTTGTTTACGAGCACGGTTGGGCGACCCTGCCGGATGAGTTGGTCGAATTGGTGTGCGGGGTTGCGTCGAGGATGGCGAACTCTGCTGCCGCTGCTGCGTCGGGTGTGCAGCAGGAGACGGGTGGTTCCGAGTCGGTGACGTTCGGGTTCGATTCGTACAATGCGATAGCGGAGTTGAGCACGGGTGAGAAACGGATGCTGGACCGGATCTTCCCGCCTCGGGCATCCGTCGTTGTCCTCCGTGCCGGTGACGCACTGACAGGCCCATCGCAAACAAGGTTCTCCTGATGGTGCGTTCGTTCTACACGGACACGGTGACACGACTCAGGGCCACGGTGGTTACTGATGACCGCAACAATTCGGCCCCGGACTGGTCGGTTGCGGTCGCATCATCACTGGTCATCACTGGTTGCCGGGTCCAACCGGTGTCGTCGGAAGAGTTCATGGAGAACCGGTCAGGCAGCAGGGTTGATTACCGGTTGCTCACCCCGCCCGGGTCCGACATAACGTTCCTGGACAGGGTGACGTTTTCCGGCCTGACGTTCGAGGTTGTCGGAGATCCGAGGGCGCACCGGTCCCCATCCGGGGTCGCGTCACATGATGAGGTTCTTTTGAGGAGGATGACAGGATGACGTTTCTCAGTAATTTCAAATGGAATGTTCGCACCGGTTACCGGGAACTTCAACGGCAACCGCAAGTGATCGCATTGCTGAAAGCTCAGGCTGAGAAGATCGCGGACGCTGCCGGCCATGGTTTCGAGGTTGACGTGCAGGAGGCTGCTGGGCGCCGTCGTACACCGCGCGCATCTGTCAGGACCGGTACTGAGGCGGCACGTCGCGCGGAATCGCAGGATCGTGCTTTGACTCGCGCTATTGACGCTGGCCGACTGTAGGGGGTTCATGTGGCTGAGGTGATTGTCGCCCCCGATGTGGAAACCATCATCATCCAGTATTTGACTGCGGAGTTCGCGGCCCGGGCCGGGTATACGACTACGAAAGCGTATTCGAAGGTTCCCGCGTCTCGCCCTGCTAAGTTCGTTCGAGTTTTGCGCACTGGTGGTGTGTTTGATTTCGTCATCGACCGTGCGCAGATAACGCTCGAAGCGTGGGCTGATAAGGCTGCTGATGCGATGGCGTTGATGCAGTTGACCCGTGGGCTGATGCACGCCATCGACCAGGTTACGGTTTCTGGTGTCACATACCAGTTTTATGACCCGCAGGAGTTTTCTGGTCCCGCGAATTTGCCTGACCCGGAGTCGGGGCAGGAAAGGTACACCGAGACATTCTCGGTCGGTGTGAGGGCAACCGCTCTCTAACCAATCCCTCATGGTCGGCGCACGACATTGGAGGATGCAATGGCAAACCCTACCGCTGCGAATGTGGCCGTTGGAAAGCCGAAGGCGACCGGTGGTGTGTATGCAGGTGCTACCTCCGCGACCCTTCCCACGAACGCGACTGCGAGCCTTGATGCTGCCCTGACTGGTTTAGGGTATGTGGCTGAGGACGGTCTCACCCAGACGAGGGGCGGCACTGTCACCCAGATCCGGGCGTGGGGCGGCGATGTGGTCAAAGTGGTTCGCACCACTGACGATTTGTCGTTCTCGTGGTCACTGATGGAGGCGGCGAATAAGACCGTCCTGTCGGAGCTGTTCGGTGCGGCAAACGTGGTGTGGACTGACGCTTACGGTGGCATGAAAGTGACCATCAACGGTGACCAGCTCGACAACCGGGCGTTCGTGTTCGAGATGCTCGACGGGGACACTGCGATCCGTATCGTCGTACCGAACGGGAAACTCGACGGCAACTACACGGTCACGTATGTTGACGGTCAAGCGTCGGCATTCCCCGTGAACCTGATCGCGTTCCCCGATTCGACTGGTGCGAAGGCGTACATGTACCTGACGAAGTTCGCCTCCTAATACCCCTGCGGGGGCCGGTTTCACCGCGCCGACCTCGGCCCTCGCAGGTTTCACCTACCCGGCGCGTTATGGAAGGCGCAAATGTTCATCGTCCCGAATTATGATCCGCGTGATGAGATCAACCGGTTCCCGTTCGTCGTGCCACGCCGCAAATGGTGGCACGTTCGCACCAAGTTCTCGATCCCGTTCTTGCAGTACGTCCCCCTCGGTGTGATGCGCAAAGCGAAGGATGAGGATAAGCCGTTGCAGTTGCAGTACATTGCCGCGCTGATCGGTGAACCGGCGGCCGCACGGGCGATCAACAGGTTGAACTTGAACGAGATCGGCGCGTTGGAGAAGGCGTGGCTGGAAGCGTCGGCGGTGGGCCTGGGGGAATTGGCAGCCTCCACGCACTGATTGATGAGTTCGCGGAGGCTGTTGGTGCGGACCTGTTGACGGTCGGCAAACGTTTGGACGATATCGGTTCTGAGTCGTTCTCGTGGTGGGATTTCAAAGTGTGGGTCGCTTACCGGCCTGCCGGGTCGATTCTCCATACGAAGGTTCATGGGCAGTCGTACCCGTTCGAGGTTCGCATGTTGGGTGTCGTCGTTGAACTGTTGCGCAACGCGAATTGGCAGCGGTCGGGTAAGGGGCCGCGTCCGAAACCGATCCGTTGGCCGTGGGGTGGTCAGGATCAGACTGAATCGTTCGGTTCTGCGGCACCTCTCGACGTTGTGCGCGATTATTTGATTCTGAGAAACGGGCGAGCCCCGGGAGAGTAGGTTCCTGGTGGCTATTGAACTCGGGTCTGCGTACTTCACCCTGCTGCCGTCGATGGCTGGCACTGCTGCGGCGGTGAAGCTCGGGTTGGGTTCTGCGGCGGTAACGGGTTCGTTCGCTCAGGGTGGTGCTGCTGGCGGTGCGGCGATGGGTGGTGGCATTGCCTCCGGGTTGCGTAAAGCTGTCCCGGTCATTGGTGGTGTGCTTGCCGGGATTGGTATTGCGAACCTGTTCAGCGATGCTATCGCTGCTGGTTCTGATCTGAATGAGTCCGCGAATGCGATACGTGTTTCGTTCGGTGAGGCGTCGGCGGAGATCGAGAAGCTTGGTGAGACTTCAGCGAAACGCCTTGGGTTGTCGCAGGTTGATTTCAACTCTCTGGCCGTCCGATTCGCCGGGTTCGCGGGGAAGATCGCCGGTGATGGCGGCGATGTCACCAGTGTCATTGACAAACTAACGACGCGGGGTGCTGATTTCGCGTCGGTGTATAACCTCGAAGTCGCTGATGCGTTGCAGTTGTTCCAGTCTGGTCTTGCCGGTGAGTCGGAGCCGTTGCGCCAGTTCAGTGTTGATCTTTCCGCTGTGACGGTGACCCAGACTGCGTACCGTCTCGGCATTGCCGAGGTTGGTACCGAGCTCACCGAGCAGCAGAAGATCCAGGCACGGTATGCGGCAATTCTGGAGCAGACCTCAAAAACTGAAGGCGACCGGGCTAACACGGCCAACGAGTATGCGGGTCAGCAGCGGACGAATGCTGCGACGTGGGAGGACGCCCTCGCCCGGATTGGTACAGCACTTCTCCCTGTTGCTACGACGTACGCGGAGTGGTTGGGCAACGAGGACAACATTGAGCGCCTCGACAAAATCATCGACCTGTTCATCGAATTGGCGCCCGCAATTGGTGCGGTTGCCGATGTCCTGCTCGGGTACGCTGATCTGGTGCTCGCCCCGCTGGATGCTGTTTTTGCGTTCTTCGATGCGATAGATGATGGGGTGGTGTCACTCGAAGAGCTGAGGAACCTGACTGCCACAATCCCGGATGGGATGCAGGGGGTGGTCTCAGCAATGGCTAATTTCATCCGCGATTCGGTGAACATGATAATTGATCCGATCAATCAGGTGTCATCTACTGCTGTAACGTTGATAAACGGCATTAAGCGGGCGTTCGGCGCGACAGATTTCGTGACCTTCCCTTGGCTGGATCGCATCGGGCCTGTTTTCATCCCGGGGATGGTGAGACCGTCTGGTCGGACTCACATGGCTGACGGTGGTCGTGTGCTGGAGGGTGGTTGGTCGTGGGTTGGTGAACGTGGCCCGGAGCAGTTGTGGTTGCCGCAGGATGCTGTTGTTGAACCGTTACCGGCAAGCCGCGACTCCGAGGGGGCAACCATCAATGTCACAACGTCGGACCCGTTGGCGGCGGCTGCTGCTGTCGCCGGACGGTTGAATAGTGCTGCGAGGTTCATGTGACGTACCTGATCCACATTGACGATATGACGTTCTCCCCTGACGGGTCCACGGGGTTCATTTTCACGAACCTTCAAGGGTGGTTGGGTTCCCCGCCGATGCGCACCAGCCCGGACGTGTACCCGAACTCCGATGGTGCACCATTGCCGGATAAGAACAATCGGGCACCTAGGGTCATCACGTTCGATGGCGCGTTGGCGGGGGTGTCCGAGCAGGACGCGGCGGAGAACTTCTTCGACCGGTTCGCGGCACTCCAATCGTCGGGGGTTCCGATCATCTTCTCCGTCGAACGGGATTGGGGGACACGTTCATGCACGGTGTCTCTGATGGACTCAGCGGAAGTCACTGATCTTGGCGATGGTGTTGTCGCGGCGGTGACAGCGCAATTCATCGCCTATGACCCCGTGAAGTACGGGCCTGCGGCTATCCTCTCGACAGGGTTAGCGTCCGGTGGTGGTGGTTTGGAGTACCCGCTCGGGTCGCCGTCCGGGGCGTTGTACTACGGGGCGAATGGTGCTCTCGGTCGGGTCACTTTGTCGAATGAGGGGACTGCCCCGGTGTGGCCGTCTGTGACTGTCACGGGGGCATTGACTACCGGGTTCTATGTGCAACGGTTGGACACTGGGCAGACGGTTCGTTATGACCGGGTTGTCCCGGCAGGGTCAACGGTGTCAGTTGATTTCCGTACCGGTGAAGTCCTCGTCGATGGCCTGTCCGATGGATCAACATATCTGACCAGGTATGAGTTCTGGTCTGTTGGTCCGGGGGAGTCGTTCGAGGTGCAGTTCAATGCCATCGGTGGTAGTTCCGGTACGCCAACGGCGGAGTGGACGGACAGGGACGGGTACTGGTAATGGTTGATTACATCGTCGGGGATCTGCTGACGGGGCGGCGTATCCAGTCGGTGCGGCCGTTGGCTGGTTCGTGGTCTGAGGAAGTGAACGGCGCTGGCGCGTTGTCGTGCACCGTTTCGCTGAGGAACGATGCGATGAAACGTCTCGACCTGTTGGAGACTGCGATCCCGGGGAAGTCGTTCCTCGCNGTTGTTGACGGGGATACTGTTCTGCAAGCCGGNCCGATCTGGGCGCACGACTGGAACGAGGACACGGGTCGGCTGGATCTCACCGCTGCCGGGATGTGGTCGTATTTCGACCACCGAACGTTGCTGCCGGTCCTCGCCGGACGGCTGCCGTCGGACCCGACGACGGATACGGATTACACGGGGAAGTCTTTGCAGGGTGTCGCCCGCGGTTTGGTGGCACAGGCACAGTCGTGGACTTCGGGTGATGTGCCGGTGAACCTCCCCACGGAGGTTGCGGGGTCGTCGGATAGGTCGTACAAGGGTGCGGATGTGGCCCCCGTTGGTGACCGGTTGCACGAGCTGACGGGGGTCATCAACGGGCCGGAGATCAGGTTCTCCCCACGGTGGAGTTCAGACCGGTTGGGTGTCGAGTGGGATATGGAGATCGGTACTCCGTCAGAGCCGAAGCTGTTCTCCGCGCAACGGCCCGTGTTCTATGTGGGGACGGATAAGTCCTCGGTGACGAATCTCCGGGTGGGGGTGAACGGGTCGAGGATCGGGTCGCAAGCGTTCGCTCTTGGTGGTCGGACGGATGACCAGTCGTTGGTGTCGGTGTCCACTGATTCGACGTTGACGGGGGCGGGGTTCCCTCTGCTGGAACTGGTGGACTCAACCCATTCGACCGTGTCCGAGGTGGCCACGTTGCAAGGTTATTCGGATGAGCTGGTGGCGAGGTCGAAACGGCCCGTGCAAACATGGTCGTTCACGCACAACCTGTCCACTGCCCCGTTCCTGTCGTCGTTCAGAGCGGGTGATTTCGCAACGGTGCGCGTAGTCGATTCGCATTATCTGGCTGTGAGGGAGTACACGTTGCGGATTCTGACACGCTCGGGGACTGTGAAGTCCGACACGGTGGATCTGACGTTCGAGCCGGAGCAGATCTGATGGGGTATCAGGGTACTGCGGGTGAGCTGTCCGAGTTCCGCGAGTTCATGGTGGATACGCGGCGGCGGTTGCGGGAGCTGGAGCGGCCCACGGGGACGCAGATCAACAGCATTGTGCAGAACCTCCCGCAACCGTACGGAGACTACGCCATCGCGACCGGGCTCAGTCTTGCTGCGACACGGTATTTGGATATCACCATCACCATCCCGGCCGGGAAAACGAAGGTCACCCTCATCGCGGTAGGGAACGTGAANGCGATGGACACCACGTCTGGTGGCGTGGCGGTAGCACGGGCGTATATCGAAGCGAATGGTACCGGTTTCGTTTGGACATCCCCCATCGTGACTGCGGCTAAGGATGCTGGTGCGTCAGTGGTGGCGAACGTGATAACCCCCACCCTCGGCTTTCAGCAGACCGGCCTAACCCCGGGTGGGAGCATACTCGTATCCCTCGCCGTGTCGGCTACGAATCCGTCAGCTTTCCCCGCGCACGCGAGCAATTTCAACACTCTGACGGTCGTCGCGACCTTCTTCAACTAGAACATTCGGAGGCAATGATATGACTGCTACTCATGGTGAAGGCACGTACGGTAACGCTGTCGGGGTGACCACCCCTGTCGAGCACAAGATGGCCCAAGTGACGGAGTTCGTGAAAACGACTACGAAGAACATCATCCGCCCGGGGGTGCTGTACAACGGGGACGCATCCTTGGTGGNTGGCACGGCGGGTATGAGTTATGACGTGGATGCGTTCTCGATTGTCACGCAACGGTCGGCCACGTCGGGTGTGGTGAAGTGGGCGAACGATGGGACGTTGAACGTTGCGACGACTGCGGCACCGGGGTCCAATTCACGGTATGACGTAGTGTACGCATGGCATCGTGAGTACGCACTGGATGGTGTCGATTCGAACCCGGTGATCGGCGTCGTGCAGGGGACAGCGGCGGCGTCACCGACTGTGCCGTCTTTGTCGGCGTTCCCTGGTGCTGTCGAGTTGGCGCGGATTCTGGTCCCGTCCGGGGTGACAGCGACGAACTCTGGTACGACGTTCACGCAGACGGCACCATTCACTGCGGTGGATGGTGGGACGGTCATCTTCCGAACGTCTACGGAAATAAACGCTTGGACTACTGCGCTCACCGGGCAGCTAGCGTTTGACCTAGCAACGTCAATCACTTACCGGTACAACAGTTCGGCATGGGTGCGGTGGTCGATGCCGCGCACGGCGTTCACACCGACAGTTGGTGGATTCACTTCGGCCACAACTGGCCCGACATTAACCGGATGGTGGGCTATCTCCGGTGGGTTGGCGTCTGGTCTGGTCACTGGGAAGCTCGGCACGGGGACAATCACTGTGGGTACGATAACGGTCACGCTGCCATTCACCGTCAATACCACCGGGTGGCTTCTCGGTGCGTCCGGTTCGGGTATACCGGGCACGGTCACCTATTTCAATGATGGTGTGCAGGAGTACGCTGGTGTGGCGATTTTGCAGAATTCTACGACAGCACTGATGAAGAGGTTCAGTGCGGCGGACGGGTCAATAAACCTCGTGTCGTCCACTGCCCCGTTCACATGGGGGACGTTGGACGAGTTTTCGTTCGCGTTCGCCGGTTTGCCTGTCGCATAATGTCTGTCGTGTTGTGGCCTAACGGGTCGGTGAACATCCCGCATGTGACGAGCGAGTACGGTCCGCGCACCGCACCGCTCACTGGGGCGTCCACGTTCCATCGTGGTATTGACGTGGCCGGGTTTCCGGTCAACAAGAGCCCCGTCGGTGGTGTGGTGACGTTCGCCGGGTACGGTGGCAGTGGCGGGCTCATGGTCGTCATCCGGGCGGGCAACGGGGATACTTTCATGCTCGCGCACAATGCCCGGCTGATGGTCTCCCAAGGGCAGCGGGTGCTCGCCGGTCAGGATGTCGGCGTGCAAGGGATGACGGGGGTAGCGTCCGGGGTGCACTGCCATTTCGAGATCCGCCCCGGTGGTGGCGCAACTGTGAACCCCCGCGACTACATGGCAGCGCACATCACTCTCGCAGGAACAACCACCCCCATCACAGGAAGCAGTGACGACATGACTGACAGAATCATCCGCACCCCTGGCGGCAGTATCGGACTTGCGGCGGGTGACGGCGATTTCCTGCCGTTGCACAGCATGAACGAAGTCGAGGTGTTGCGGGCGACGACCCTCACCGATCCCACGTGGATTCAACTCCCCGACAACAACATCTGGAACGTCCGCGTCGCGCTCGCCGCCCGGAAGCAGTTGGCGAAGAGCAGTGATCCGACCGCGCTCGCGACGACCATCGCCGGGCTGCTCGTCCCCGCCGTGGTGGCAGCGCTGGCCGGACGGGATACCATAACGCGGGACGATGTGCAGGAGGCTGCTGAGGCGGCCATGCGCACGGTGTTCTCCGACGCGGCGGGAAAGTAACGCCAGTGAGTGAAACGGTCATCGTCGCAGTCATCGCCAGTATCGGGTCCCTGCTCGTCGCATGGGTGACCGCACAAGTGGCCCTGTACCGGTCACGGTCGGACNGGC